GATTCCTCTTATAAATGAGGTGCTCATAAATTTTACATTACCTTGTTGTTTAAGAGCGTCATATGATTCTTTATAATTAAATAATTCACTACATATTGATCGGTAAGGTGCTTCGTACAAAGATACTTTATCTTGCTCGTCACCAGGTAAAAATCCAATGTCTCTTGTAGAAACAACTGAACGAACAATAAATACGTCGTCATATACAGTAGAAGGATCTAACACCTCTTCTAAGGCTAAGTAAAGAGAAAGAAACGTTTTACCCGTACCTGCTATTCCATGAAGAAGTAGATGTTTATCTTTTTTATAAGACTCATAAGTAATTGTTTGATTATCAGTTATAGGTGAGAAAGTTAAGAGATCGTCAATTCTGACTTTTTTAAGAGGCTTTTGATGCCCATTTCCGTTAGCCAATAGCTAATTCTCCTTATTATTGTGAATCGAGAATATTCGATTTCATTAATTCAGTATAGCCTCCAATTAATTGTCCATCAATAAAAATTTGTGGAACTGACCTTGCATTGGGGGCAACACTTAATAAATCTTCTTTGGTTAAGCCATTAAATCCAATTAATTTTTCATCATAGGCAATCCCACGCTTATCACACTCGTGTTTAGCCCTTACACAAAATGGGCAGTCTGGTTTACTCCAAATTACTATTTTCATTATAGGTCGCCTTCTTGACGATTTTCTGAGTAATGAACATCAAATTCTCCATGAGGGTATCTAGACTCAAGTTTTTTAACATTTTCTGCTACAACATCATTAGGGTCTAGATCTAGTGCTCTACAAGCATTTACCCAGTACCATATAATATCTCCTAGCTCACGCTTCATATGAAAAATTGTATCATCATCTAAGGGCTTACCTTGAAATACGCATTTTTTTACAATCTCGTTAAACTCACCACCTTCTGACGCTAGACCAATACCTCCTGTCATTAGTAGTGATATATTAATTGTTCTATCAAGTTCGTGTAGTTTATCAGTTAGTTTTCTTACATTATTACTTTCTTGGCTAGTTACTGCACTAACAAATTCTTTATATTTATTCAGATCAATCATAAAGAGAATCCTTTAAATGTATCTTTTGATACGTCTTGTTTAGTTCCTCCAATTACATAACTGGAGATCTCAGTTTCTTGAGGAGCAACTTGTACTTCAGCCCCTGAAATCCATTTTTGAGTCCAGGGTAAAGGGTTAGCACGTGGTACTGAGTACGGACATTTTACTCCGATAGCAGTCATACGTTTGTGTGCAATCCATTCGATGTAATCAGACAAAAGTTGAGTGTTAAGTCCGATCATCGATCCATCTTTAAATAAGTAGTTTGCCCACTCTTTTTCTTGATTAACTGCTTCGACAAACATATCAATTACTTCTTGCTCGCACTCTTTTGCAATTTTAGCAAAATCAGGATCATCTTGTGGTAAAAGTTTTAGAATCTGCTGAGTAGAACCAAGGTGAACATTTTCATCACGAGCAATCAACTTGATAATCTTAGCATTACCTTCCATCTTTTTAAGTTCAGCAAACGCCCATGAACAAGCAAAAGATACGTAAAAACGTACTCCCTCAAGAATATTAACACTAGCCATACATAAGTATAGCTTCTTTTTTAATTCATACAGTGAAATAGACTTATTACTATTTTTTTGATAAACTCCCAACTTCATACCATCAATAGGGTCATCTTCTTCTGTCGATGTTACGCTATGTTCACCTTCACCAAATAGTTGATACCATTTTGTCATCTCAATAAGATCGTCGTAATGCTCTGAAATAGAATCAGCACAGTCAACAATTTCTTGAATATCCATCATTTCGTCAAATACCTTAGAAGGGTTGGGATAGATATTACGTATAATATGTGTATAAGAACGAGAATGAATAGTTTCACTAAATGTCCAAGTAATAATCCAATTTTCAAGTTCTGGTAAGCTGACAATGGATCCAAAACTTTCTGCGGGAGCACGACCTTGTACACTGTCTAGTACGATCTGTCTTTTTAGATTAGATGTGAAAATATGCTGTTCATGCTCTGTAAGATTTTTAAAATCTGCTGCGTCCCTTAAGATATCTATTTCTTCTGGTCTCCAAAAGAATCCGAGTTGTTTATCTGTTAGTTTATCAAATGCTCTATATTTTAAGGTATCAAATCTTTGCATCCCTAAAGAGTTATCAAAAAACATTTTTGATGTTGTATGGTCATATGATGATGTATTTAGTACTGTCATTTTCTTTTCCTTATAAAACGCAACTATCACAGTCTGCGTCGTCAATTTCTTCTTGAGGTATATCATCAAGTTTGCTGATGTCTATTTCGCCTTGGCCGTCAAAAGTATTAAAATAGTAGAGTTGTTTACCTCCATATTTATAGAACATTAATAAGTCTTGTATCATAGCACTCATTGGAATCTTTTCATCTTCAAAAAAAGTTGGGTTATAAGACGTATTAACACTAATTCCTTGATCAATATATTTTTGTAAAACTGCACAAATTTTTAAATAACCTTCAGGAGATTTTTGATCCCATAGTAAGTTATATTTAGATCTTAATTTATGGATACCAGGAACCACTTGTTTTAGAACTCCGTCCTTGGATTGCTTAACAGACACAAAAGATCTTGGAGGCTCAATGCCGTTAGTAGCATTAGCAATTTGGGCTGAAGTTTCAGAAGGCATTAACGCCATTAGTGTAGAATTCTTGATTCCCCACTCCATAATATCTAAACGTAGTCCATTCCAGTTTTGTCTTTCAACATGAGGAACTAGTTCATCAATTTCTTTTTTACGAGTATCCATTGGCATAATACCCTTGCTGTATTTAGTCTCGTTAAATCCAGAAGGAGCACCCCACTCTTTTGCTAAGTTAGCGGAAGCTTTGATCAAGTAAAAACTCCACGCTTCAGCATATTCATCCAATAATTTTAGATTTGGTTCTTCATATGATGTATTATTTTTAGCCAACCAATAGGCGAGATTAATTATTCCAATACCCAGAGGACGACGTTTCATTGTAGCACTCTTAGCTGCTTTTACAGGGTAGTCTTGATAATCGAGCAAGGCATCTAAACCACGAACAGCTAACTCACAAGGCTTTGCAAAATCTGAAGGTTTACTAATTTTACCCCAATTAATAGCACTTAACGTACATAAAGCAATTTCACCGTCATCACTATCAAAACTACTTAGAGGCTTTGTTGGTAAATTAATCTCACAACATAAATTAGACTGATGGACGGGGGCCACTTTTTCATCAAAAGAAGAGTGTGTGTTGGCATGGTCTACGTTCATAAGATAGATACGCCCCGTATTTTTTCTTTCTTCCATAAACGAAGAAAATAATTGAATAGCAGGTATTGTTTTCTTACGAATATTTGGGTGTACTTCTGCTTTTTCGTATAAGTATTTAAACTCTTCTTGATCGTTGAAAAAAGCTTCATAGAGGCCGGGAACGTCACTTGGCGAAAATAATGTAATATCTCCTCCAGAAAGTAGTCTTTCATACATCAGTTTGCTAAATTGAACTCCATAATCCATATGTCTAACACGGTTGTCTTCTGTACCTTTGTTATTCTTTAGCACCAAGAGATCTTCAACTTCCAAATGCCAGATTGGATAGTACAAGGTGGCGGCACCATTTCGCACACCGCCTTGAGAGCAGGATCGTGTCGCACTTTGAAACATTTTATAGAACGGAATAACTCCTGTATGGTAAGCATCCCCACTTCGGATGGGGCTTCCGAGGGCTCTAATTCTACCAGCTCCGATGCCGATGCCTGCTTTTTGACTGACATACTTAACAATACTGCTAGTACTAGCATTAATACTATCCAATGAATCATCTGTTTCGATAAGAACACAAGAAGAGAATTGTCTTTGTGGCGTGCGCACCCCAGCCATAACAGGAGTAGGCAAGGATATGTCAAATGTAGATATTGCATCGTAGTAATCTTTCACCCATTTAATTCTCGTTTCTTTAGGATAATTTTGGAAAAGTGTCATAGCAATAAGCATGTAAGCCATTTGTGGGGTTTCAAATATTTGCTTTGTGACACGGTTTTGAACTAGATACTTACCTCTAAACTGTTCCATAGCTGCATAAGTTAAAGTATTATCTCTTTGATGTTTTATGAAACTATTTAGTTTATTGAACTCTGCTTTAGTATAAGTAACAAGAATGTCTTTGTCGTAGAATCCATTTTCTACATTTTTTATAACTAAAGTATACAAATCCCAAGGGTCAAACTGCCCATAAACCATTTTACGTAAGTGATAATTAATCAAACGCCCTGCAACCCACTGATAGTTAGGGGTTTCTTCAGAGATTAAATCAGCTGCTGACTTAATTAAAGTTTCTTGTACATCTTCAGTTTTGATCCCGTCGAAGAATTGAATCTGCGAATGAATTTCTACCTCACTTGCACTAACACCGGCAATCTCTTCACACGCAAAAGTCACTACTTTATGTAGTTTTTCAATATTTAGAGACTCACGTGTACCATCACGCTTAATAACTTCAATCATTTGATTTCCTTACTGTATAGAACTTATATTATCGTCTTTAACGATAGAAACTTTATCAATTAATGGATGGGTAAAATCATGAGAGATAAGAAAAACATTAAGGTTATCTTCTTTTTGAAGAACTTCTACAAGCTTATCTTTGCCTTCGTCATCAAGGACACCTGTAATCTCATCAAGAAATAGTAGATTAACACTACTACCACCAAGTTTGGATAGTAGGCTTCTTATCGCTAAAAGAATGGAGGTTTGAATTCGTGAGAATTCACCTCCTGATACAGTTTCTATAGGTGTTGAGATTCCGTTGTTGATGACGGAGATATTTAGTTTTTCTTTATCAAGTTTAAACTCTACTTGAAATTGACCATCACTTAGTATTGATAAATAATAATTTATCGAAACTTCTAGTTCTTTAGTTAAATTCTCAAGCTTAAATGCTACGATACCAGACGTGCTGAAGGCTTTTTTAAGAATATTTAAAGAATTTATCTGATTTGATTTAGATAGAGTATCATCTTTTACACTTTGTTGTCTAACTGTAAAATCATTTTTTTGGTCGATTAGGGCGTCTACCCTTGCATTATGCATACTAACTTGTTTATTATGTTCTTGCGCATCTTTTGAATCATTTGCTTGAATACTGTATTCACCCTGTAATTCATTAATTCTTGTTTTAATATTTCCTATATCTGGATAATCTTTTGCAACAGTATTATCAATTAGCTGAGTTAAATGTTCAAAACGTTCAATCTTTCTTTTATTATCGATGTACTCTTTCTTTTTAGTATCTATTTGTTTAATTTCGTTACTCCACTTGGTAGCTTTTTCCATAGCTTCCTTATATAATGTGGTTTTCTCATTAAGCGCGTCTTTAAGGTCTTCTTTCAACTTGACAAGATGAGTTGTGTCAATTGTTTGCCCACAAGCAGGGCAAGTGTCATTAACCTGTACCTTTGTGACATCATTTTCAAGAGTATTAATTTCACTTCTAAGTACTACTATATTATTTTTGATATCTTGATAGTCTTCGTTGTATAGAAATTCTTCTGGAGTAGTCATTCCAGAGATAAACTGTATTTCATCCCGTTCTTCTATATACATATTATTTTTATCTATCTTTTTACAAGTAGTTTCGTAATTATGCAATTCTTGTTGAAGCACTCCTATCTCTCTTTGCAACGCCTCATCAATATTAGGTACGTCTTTTTCAGTCTGTTTTGCTGGGATAGAAGTAAGCGCAAGAAAATCATCTATAGTTTTAAGCTCCCCAATTAATCTATTGTACTCTCTATCAACTTCAGTTGATTTAGTTTTTACACGTTCTCCAATTGATATGTACTTTTCAAGATTAAATAGGTTGATAAGAAACTTCTTACGATTCGCATCTGTAGCTTTTAGGAACTCAAGTAAATCTGTAGAAGACTGATATGTTAGTTGAGAGAACACTTCAAAATCTGTGCCTACAATATCAGCTATCTTTTTATACGTGTCTAGTACCTTGTGGTCAGAAATGTCAACTCCATCTTCAATAAGCTTTACTTTAGTTTGTGCCCCAGACCTAGTAACATCAACTTTATAATTAGTATCATCTTTAGTAAAAGTTAGAGAAGTAGACCAAGATTTTTCTTTAGACCAACGGTTGAGGATATCAGTCTTTTTAATTCCTTTAATATTCTTATTGAAAAGAGTTTCTTGAATAATCATTGCGATAGAAGATTTACCACTACCATTTGGTGCAGTAAGTTGGGTGATTCTATTATTAGATAGATCAATTACATTGTTTTTACCGTAACTGAACATATTTGAAAAAGTTAGTTTATTAAGAACTATGCTACTCATCTTGATTTCTTTCTATTTCGCGTTCGATAAAGATTTTTCTCATATAATTAAGAGTAAATCTTTCCCATGTAATAAATGTCTGCATCCTAAAAGCGCAGTATTTTCTAATTTCATCTTCTAAGTCACCTACTAGTTTAATAGATTTTTCCCAACCTGTCATTTTAACTCTTCTTGTGAGGTGTGGGAATGCTTCGTACAAAAAATCATTATTCTTGTCTCCAGGCTGGTCGCCATCAAAGTTCGAAGCATAGTGACAAAAGATAGGCTCAAGAGATGTAAAAGTAAAAAAACGCTTATCCTTAGCTATAGCATACTTAATAATGTTCGGGGAATCTTCCCACCACCCAACACCAATTTGACGATGAAAGTCAGGATTATGACCAGAAAATATTATAATCTCATCATCTTCTATATAGTTGAATAAATTACACAATGCAATTTGAGAGTATGAGTGAGTAAACTGCCCGTGTTTTACTGCATCAGGTATTGTATGCTTCATCATTTTGTCTAGTGGAAGATTAATAACTTTATGAGGAATATTACGGTCTTGGCAATATTTAGCTGCGTAGATAATGTCATAGTCGTTAGCTCCATCAAACAATCTTTGAGAAATAGCTCTAAAAGTAATGCCCTGC